AATTACTATTGGTACTACTGCGATTGACTTTAGTCAATTCTCTGGTGCTGGTCAAATTACTGCTGGTGATGGTCTTACTAAAACTGGTAATACTATTAATGCAGTTGGTACAACAAATCGTATTGATATCTCTGCAGATGCAATTGATATCTCTACCAGCTATGTTGGTCAGACTTCAATCACTACTCTTGGTACCATTGGTACTGGTACTTGGCAAGGTTCAGTAATCGGTGCTACTTATGGTGGTACTGGTGTTAATAATGGTTCAAGCACTATTACTCTTGGTGGAAACTTTTCCTCTGCAGGTGCAGTTTCTCATGCTGGTGCTTATAGCCAAACATTTACAGCAACTGCAAATACATCATTAACACTACCAACAACTGGTACTCTTGCAACATTAGCTGGTTCTGAAGCATTAACAAATAAAACTGTTAATGGCTTAACAGTAACAACTACTACTGGTACATTAACTCTTGCCAACAGTTCTACATTAGCAACTTCTGGTGCTAATAGTATTACATTGACCTCAACAGGTTCAACCAATGTAACACTACCAACAACTGGTACTCTTGCTACTTTAGCTGGCAGTGAATCATTAAGCAACAAAACAATCACTGCTTCTAGTTTTGCAGGTTCTGTTGCAGCAACTACACTAAGTGCTTCTGGTTTAGTAACATTAACTAATACAACTGATGCTTCTAACTTAACAACTGCGGGTGTTGTTATGTCAGGTGGTTTAGCAGTCACTAAATCAATGTATGTTGGTATTAACATTACTGGTGCTGGTGCAGCAACTTCTACTCTCGATGGATTTAACATCGATGGTGGCACTTACTAATTGAGCTAAATACATGGTGGGTGAAATTCCCACCCCAGTATATACTGGTTGTTTTAATTCTACATAGAATAGGTTATTATGGCTAACACAGTCGTTCTCAAACGAAGTGCCGTAACAGGCAGAAATCCAACCACAAGCGATCTTGCGCTTGGAGAGTTAGCACTCAACACATACGATGGTAACCTATTCTTTAAAAAAGACAGTGGAACTGCTTCCATTGTAACTGTTACCACATTAGCTGGTACACAAACCCTCTCAAATAAAACCCTTGCGTCTCCTGTAATTACTGGCACATTAACAGCTGGTGGAACTACAGGTACCAATGGACAGTTACTCGCTTCTACTGGATCTGGTCTTCAGTGGGTTACTCGTGATGTTTCTACGCTAGATAGTTTAACAGATGTTACTATCAGTTCGGCGACATCAGGGCAAGTTCTTACATTTACTGGATCCGCTTGGATTAATGCTGATTCAGATGCAGTTATTGCTTCTGCTGTATTTGCCACAAACGCACAATCAGATCTAGGATCTGTTGCTGATGCTATTGTTGCTGCATCAGAAGATCTTGGTTCTATCACTGATGTTGCTGCTCTTATTTACGATATGGGTCAATTAAGACTTGATGGTATCGTATCATTAAATAATATTGATCAATCGGTTAAAGCTGACTATATCGGCTACTCGATTATTTTTGGATTCTAAAGGAATAAAATGGCTCGCCAATTAGTTGAAAAATATATTTTCTCTCCAGATGTTGCTACAGCAGGATATGTAAAATTTCCTGGAAAGGTTGATGCAACTCAGCTGTTGATTATTGCAAATAAAACTACGCAAAATAATATTTACGCTATTGGTGATCCAACTCGTGGTGGCACTGTTTCTTATAGTGCATCTGAAGATGCTGGTTTCTATACAGAACAAGTGGGTGTCACTACTGTAACATTTACATATGACACTTCCACAATGTCATCCACTGATAAAATTGCTATCTATACTGATGCACCAAAACAGATAGGTAATATTGTTCGCCCATACTTTATGGGTGTTGATGCAATTGAAAGAATGCGTGTTGCCAATCCACAGTCATTAATTGACGCTGACTTTGAATATGGATTACAGCCTACTAAATGGCAGAACTATGCTGAGATTAGAAATATTCCAGGAATTTATGAAAAACCAGGATTGGATTTATTTCTTTCTGATGTTACTACTAATGGTGCATCACCTTCAACAATTACTGTAACTACTTCAGCACCACACGGATTATCTGTGGCAGATCCAGTTATTATGTTTGGTTTAACTGGAACTTCAGCATATGCTCGAGCAGAAGGTGCTTTCGTTATTGCTTCTGTGCCTAGCAGTACTACATTTACATATTTTGCTAAAGGTATTGTAGGAACAAATGGACTATCAATTTATGGTAGTTCAACATATGGTCGTCGTGGTGGTTTTTATACTGGCTCCAATTTGCCAATATCATCTATGACATCTAATGGAGCAAATCCATCAGTAATCACTGTCACTTGTTCTGCCAATCATGGTTTAGTTCCAGGTGCTCCATTAGTTGGTATTGTATCTTCAAGTGGTACAAACCACGCATTACTAACAGGTAACTTTTTTGCGGAATCCGTTCCATCTACAACTACATTTACATTTACTGCTCGTGTTGGTGGTATAGTTCAAAATAGTTCAATTACGAGTACGATGTATACTCGTTCTGATGCATTCGTTTTACATCGTCCATTTGATGGTGGTGTTCAGTTAGGTAATTTCTTACCTTCACATGGAGCATCTATTTCTCGTCAAACTAAAAAATACATGCGTTACCAATCTGGTAAAGGTGTTCTTTGGACTTCAGGTGTTTTGTTTAACCCTGTTATGAATCTAGATCAAATTTCTGCTGCAGCAACTACTGCTGGTTCTCTTATTACAGTAACCACTGAGTTAGACCATGGTCTTCAAGTTGGTGCCACTGTTGAAATTGCTGGTGTTGTTACCTCTGGATATAATGGAACATATGGTATTAATACCATCACAAGCGAAAATACATTTACTGTAGTTGCAGCTGGTGCTCTTGGTGCAGCCTCTGCTGTTGTCACAAATCTACCTCGTGTCACACTTAAAAATTGGCATGGAGCATCTGTTCGTATGGGTGCGTTCGATGATCAAAACGGATTATTCTGGGAATTTGATGGAAAAGAATTATCAGTTGTTAAACGATCTGCCACATACCAAATATCTGGCTTCTGTACTGTAACTCCAGGGTCTCAATCAGTTGTTGCTAGTTCTGGTCGTTTTACTCAACAATTAAAAGTAGGTGATCGCATCGTTATTCGTGGTATGACTTACATGGTAGGTTCTATCGCAGACGACAATAACATGACAATTAATCCAGCGTATCGTGGTGTGAATACTTCAACTGGTATTAAATTAGCCACTGTCATTGATTATCGTGTTCCACAATCCCAGTTTAATATTGATACATTGGATGGGACTGGTATTTCAGGTTATAATATTAACTTAAATAAAATGCAAATGATGGGAATTTCTTTCTCATGGTATGGTGCTGGTTTTATTGACTTTATGTGTCGTGGTTCAGATGGTAATATGATTCTTGCTCATCGCATGAAACAAAATAATATTAATGATGAAGCGTACATGCGTTCAGGTAATACTGCAGTTCGTTATCAGACTATTAATGAATCTGTAATTGGAGAGTTGGCTTCTTCAATTAATAGTTCTGCCACAACAATTCCAGTGACAGATGTTTCTAGATTCCCAGTTAATGGCGGTACTGTTTTAATTGAAAATGAATGTATAACATTTACTGGTGTTAACACTGGAACTAACAGTTTAACTAACTGCACTCGTGGTGCATCTTTTATACAATTCGTTGGTGGTGTTAATAGAACATTTACTGGTGGTAGTGCAGCAAGTCATGCAGCTGGCAATGGACATACTTCTGTTATTCTTATTAGTTGTACTGCTGCACCAACTCTAAACCACTGGGGTTCATCTTATATTATGGATGGTGGTTTCGATACAGATCGTGGTTACTACTTCTCGTATCCAGCATTAAGTAACTCATTAACTTCTACTCAATCTAAATCTGTTTTCTTTATTAGATTAGCACCATCAGTATCAAATTCAATTTCGGGAACTCTTGGAGATCGTGATTTATTAAATCGTTCTCAGTTATTGTTACAGAAATTACAAGTTCAATCTGATCAAGCGGTGCAGGTTTATGGTATCCTGAATCCAGGAAATATTAATTCTGCCACAGATTTAACATGGCAGTCTGTTAATACGACAGCATTAGGATCTCAACCTTCTTTTGCTCAAGTATCGACAACTGTCACAACTACTGCAACTCCAGGCGAACAGATTTTCTCAACGCTGGGGCAACAAAATGGTTTTGCTGAAATTGACTTATCTAGTTTGAAAGAATTATCAAACTCAGCTATTGGTGGTTATGGTAACTTTCCAGATGGTCCCGATGTATTGGCAATTGTAGTTAAAAATCTATCATCATCTGCCGCAACTGTTAGTGTGAACTTATTCTGGTCAGAAGCACAAGCATAAATATACAAAAATAGAGGAATTTTTAAATGGCAACCCAAGTACAGTTTAGACGAGGAACTACCTCACAAAATAATGCGTTTACTGGCGCACAGGGTGAACTCACAATTGATACCGATGTATACACTATTCGAATACATGATGGTACAACTGCAGGTGGTAAACAAGTTCCAACTCTTACAGCTACTCAAACATTTACCAATAAAACTATGTCTACCAGTTCCGTGTGGAACGGTAATGCTATTGGTTTAGGTTATGGTGGAACTGGTGCTGCTCTTAGTGGTGTAGCTGGTGCTATTGTTTATTCTACTGGTTCAGCAATGGCTCTGTCATTGGCTGGTACTTCTGGTCAAGTTTTAACTTCTGGTGGTACAAGTGGTCCAACTTGGGTTAGTGCTTCTGCTCTTTCTACTGGTACTGCAACAACTGCTACCACTGCTACTAACATTGCAGGTGGTTCTGCTGGTTATCTAGTTTATCAACAAGATACTAATACTACTGGCTTTATTGCTCCAGGAACTTCAGGATACATTCTTCGTTCTACTGGTGCTTCTACTGCTCCATCTTGGGTTACTTCTGCATTAACAATCGGTTCTACTGCAGCACAAGTTGGTGATACTACAACTTCGTTTGCTGGTGTAACTTCTATTACAATGGGCAACGGAAGTTACGGTAATGCAACAGTTGGTAGTATTACTGGTACTGGTCCATGGACAGCAACACTCACTGGTATAACATCTACCACTGGTATTAATGTTGGACAATATATTACTGCCACTGCTGGTACTGGAACACTATTTGGTGGATCTCCTACTAGTGTTGTTGTAGCAAGCATCGTTTCTGGAACAAGCATTACATATACAGTTACTGGTGGTACAATACCAACTAATGGAACTGTTACTTCTCTTACTACTCTTGGATATTTACAAGTTCCATCTGGAACTACTGCTCAACGACCATATTCTCCAGCGAATGGTATGATTCGCTATAACTCTACTCAATCTACATTTGAAGGTTATTCGTCTAGTGCATGGTCATCTCTTGGTGGTGTTAAGTCTGTTGATGGTTACACTTATATTCAAGCAGAAACCTCTGCTGGCGCATCAAATGGTGACTTAGATTTTTATGCTGAAAACTCTGGTGGAAATGGAGCAACACAAGTTGGTCAATGGAATAGAACTAACCTTAAAGATTACACTGGTACTTTGGTTGGCACTCAAACAACTCAGAATGTATTCAACGCAACTGCTACTACTGTTAATGCTTTTGGTGCAGCGACTACACTTTCTATTGGTGCAGCCACTGGTACTGCTACTATTAATAATGCCAATGTGGTTATTACTGGTAACTTAACTGTAAACGGAACAACCACTACTGTAAATTCAACCACTGTTGAAATTCAAAACGCTTTTGTGTTTGAAGGTGCTACCGCTGATGCATTTGAAACAACATTATCTACAGTAGATCCTACTGCAGACAGAACAATACTTTTACCAGACGCAAGCGATACTTTAGTTGGTAAAGCAACTACTGATACGCTAACAAACAAATCTATTAGTTTAACAAACAACACAGTTACATTTACTTCATTAGAATTAAAGACTGGGTGTTCTGATGAAACTGGTTCTGGTGCTTTAGTATTTGCAACAAGCCCAACATTGGTAACTCCAACAATTGGTGTTGCCACAGCAACTTCTGTTAATAAAGTTGCTATTACCGCACCAGCGACTTCAGCTACATTAACTCTTGCTGATGGTTCTACGCTAGCAACTTCTGGCGCATATAGCACTACATTTACTGCAACTGCAACGACTACGCTAACATTACCGACTACTGGAACATTAGCAACTCTTGCTGGTTCTGAGACGCTAACTAATAAAACTTTAACTAGCCCCACTCTTACTACTCCAGTTCTTGGAACTCCATCTTCTGGCACTCTAACAAGTTGTACTGGTCTTCCAATTTCCACTGGTGTTTCTGGTCTTGGTACTGGTGTTGCTACTTTCTTGGGAACTCCTTCCTCTGCCAATTTATTATCTGCAATGACAGATGAGACAGGCACTGGTGTTGTTGTGTTTGGTACTGCTCCAACAATTTCTTTACCAGTTATTGACAATATTAAAATGGGTTATACCACAACTGCCACTGCAGCTGGTACAACTACGCTAACTGCGTCAAGTAACTATCGTCAATTCTTTACTGGTACAACTACTCAAACAGTTCAACTACCAGTAACTAGCACTTTAGTTGCTGGTATAGCATGGGAAATTGAAAATAATTCAACTGGTCTTATTACAGTAAACTCATCTGGTGGTAACTTAGTCGGAACGATCCCTGCTGGAGTTTGTGCTCACTTTGTTTGTATCGGAACAACCTTAACTACTGCTGCTGATTGGGATATCGATTATATTTCAACTACTACGATTACTGGTACTGGTGCCAATGTTTTAGGAACTAGTCCGACTATAGCAAGTCCTACTATTACTACAATGACATACGCTGGTACTACTTTGTCTAATGCTGTTACTGGTACTGGTAGTATGGTTCTTTCTGCTGGTCCAACATTCACTGGAACATTAACTGCAGCAACTATTTCTGCTACTACTATCACTGAAACTTCAGACGAACGATTAAAAACAAATATTGTTCCTTTGACTAATGCTCTTGATACTGTTTTAGCATTAGATGGTAAAGCGTTTGTAAAAGATGGTAAAGCCAGTATTGGTCTTATTGCTCAACAAGTACAAAGAGTTTTACCTCAAGTTGTTGTTACTGGTGAAGATGATATGCAAACGCTATCTGTTCAGTATGGTAATATTGTAGCAGTTCTTATTGAAGCAGTTAAAGAACAACAAAAACAAATCGAAGAACTTAAAGCAAAGTTAGGTAACTAAAATGGCTGTCTCTACAAGATCTGGATTAAAAGATTATGCATTAAGATCACTGGGTGCTCCAGTGCTCGAAATTAATGTGGACGATGATCAAATCGAAGACCGCATTGATGAAGCATTAGACTACTGGAAATTATACCACTATGAGGGTGTGGAGCAGATTTATCTTAAGCAGCAAATTCGTGCTTCTGAAATTGTTCTTACTACTTCTGTTGCTGCAAATTTTCGTTTAGCAGAAAGAATTACTGGAGCGACTTCTGGTGCAACTGCCGAAGTTTGTCAAGAATCCAGTAGAACTTCATCTGGTACTTTATTATTAGTGAGAAATATCTCTGGTACTTTCACTACTGGTGAAGCCATCGTTGGAGCAAACTCTGGTACTACTGCAACTACATCTACCATCACACTTCGTGAATACGACAATCGTTACATCGAAGTTCCAGATTATGTTTGGGGTGTTACAAAAATTCTATCTGCTGGTCAAGCATCTTCTTCAAAGAACATTTTCGACTTGCAGTATCAATTAAGATTAAATGACTTGTATGATTTAACATCTACTTCTTTAATCTACTACAAAACAGTTATGTCACATCTAGCTCTATTAGACTTAGAACTAAATGGTCATCAAGGATTTAGATTCAATCGTTTGAATGGTCGCTTATACCTAGATGCTAACTGGCAAACAGATTTTATTCTTGGCGATTATATTATTGTTCAAGGATATCGTGCAATGGATCCAACAACATGGTCTAAAGTTTACAACGAACCATGGTTGAAGCATTATGTCACTGCGCTGTTTAAGAAACAGTGGGCAACCAACATTAAGAAATTCTCAGGCATTCAACTTCCAGGTGGTGTAACTCTGGATGGTGATAAACTTTATGATGAAGCCACTACAGAAATTAAAGAACTAGAAGACGAATTACAAAATAAGTCAGCACCCCTAGATTTCTTCATGGGATAATAGATGCCTACTAATGTTTATTTTACTCATGGTACTAAAAACGAACAGTACCTAATTGAAGATCTCATTATCGAATCTCTTAAGATTTACGGTAATGAATTCATGTACATCCCAAGAACATTAGTTTCTAAAGATGAAATTCTTGGTGAAGATCGTTTATCAAAATTTACATCGTCATTTCCAATTGAAATGTACTTCGAGAATGTAGACTCTCTTGACGGACAAGGTGCATTCATTCAGAAGTTTGGTCTTATGATGGAACAGTCAGCTACATTGGTAGTTGCTCGTCGTAGATGGGATCAGTTGGTTGGTCGTTATGGGCAGACAATTATTCCTACTCGTCCATGCGAAGGTGATCTAATTTACTTTCCACTGACTAAGGGTTTGTTTGAAATTAAGTTTGTAAAACATCAAGATCCATTCTATCAACTTGGTAAACTA